AATTAAATTAAAATTAAATATATATAATATACGGGGCGGGACAGTGGGCCAAACGGGACACCTGCAATTTTCATGCGATTTGGATGCGTTTTCGATGCAAGTTTGTAGTGGGTAACGAACCCATACAAAAACTTTTTGCATAATGGATAGAAGGGGCCCCATTAGCCCCTTACCCACTGTCCTTACCCACTGGGGCTTTACCATTTCTTTACCTTTGCGAAAGGAGCAAACATGACTGCAAAGGAAAGTGCGTACCAGCGAGACCTGATCAAGAAACTGTCTCGTCTCCTACCGGGATGTCTAATTTTAAAGAACGATCCGAATTACCTACAGGGCGTTCCGGATCTCACAATCCTTCACGGTGACATGTGGGCAATGCTCGAAGTCAAGGCATCCGAAAGGGCGCCGGTTCAACCGAACCAGAGATATTATGTCAATCGCCTTACGATGATGGGGTACGCTCGCTTCATCTATCCGGAGAACGAGAAAGACATCTTCGACGAACTCCAGACCTATTTTGGAGTGGGCAAGTGCGATTCCTGAATCATTTCGATCTTGAAGGTAAACATGCCTTCCTCGGAGCAAGTAAAAATTCTTGGCTTCGGTATGATGACAATAAGGTTCTGAAGACATATCGTAATGCTCGCGCAGCTGCAATTGGAACACAACTCCATGCGATTGCTGCTGAGCATATTCGTTTAGGCCTTCCCTTCGGTGATACCACTGACACTGTCGGCATGTTCGTCAACGACGCGATCCGATATTCAATGGTCCCGGAACAAGTGCTATATTTCAGCCCGTATGCTTTCGGAACCGCGGACGCTATTTCCTTTGATTCGGAAAAAGAACTTCTGCGAATCCATGATCTCAAGACTGGAATCGGCCCCACGAAGTTCGAACAGCTGGAGATCTATGCTGCACTGTTTTGCTTGGAGTATAACATTTCCCCTACGATAAACATGCAGCTTCGTATTTACCAAAACGGCGAAGTTAGAACACACACACCCGACACAGATGATATTCGGGAAATCATGCGACGTATCGTCCACTTCTCGGATATTTTAAACTTGGAGGACCAGTGCTGAATGTAAATACCCCCACCCCTGAAGAATCAGATAATACTCTGGCACATTACGGAATCCTCCGTAAGTCAGGCCGCTATCCTTGGGGATCAGGTAAGGACCCGTATCAGCGCTCCAGGGATTTCCAGGGCCTTGTGAAGGGGCTGGAGTCCAAGGGCATGACTGAGGCTGAGATTGCCCGGGGTCTTGGCATGACAACGACCGAACTCCGTGCGACGAAGTCTATCGCCAAGCGTGAACGCCAGGCGGTGGAGATCGCCATGGTGCGCAAGCTGGACGCAAAAGGCATGTCCCAGGCTGCCGTGGCCGAGCGTCTCGGTATTTCTTCAAGCACCGTCCGCAACTACCTGAAGGAAGACGCTGGACGAACTGCCAGCAAGATTGAGGCTACCTCAGACATTCTGAAACGGGAGGTCGACAAGCACAAGTACATCGATATTGGTTTAGGCACCGAGGTGACACTTGGCACTACGGCTACATCACTGAAACTTGCTGCCTCCACGCTCGAAGCCCAGGGATATAAAGTCGAAGACGTTAAGATTCGACAGCTCGGGACTGATAATTACACGAGCACTCGTGTTCTTGTGTCCCCGGGTACCGAACGACGCGAGGTGATGGCAAATCTTGACAAGATTCACGTGGTCGGCGTCCGAACCGATCCCTCCGGCAATAAACTGGCCCTCAAGCCCCCTGCGCCCCTCGACTCAAAGCGAGTCACTATCCGATACGCGGAGGATGGGGGTGCCAACATGGACGGCGTCATCGAAATTCGGCGCGGTCTCAAGGATCTCAACCTCGGCAAGTCGAACTACGCCCAGGTACGCATTTCCGTCGACGGGACACACTATCTGAAGGGTATGGCGATATATTCTGACGACCTCCCGGCCGGAAAGGATATTCGGTTTAACACTAACAAGTCCAAGAAGGTCCCCATGATTTCTGACGGGGACTCTGTCCTGAAACCGATGAAGAAAGATCCGGATAACCCGTTCGGTGCGACCATTCGGCGCCAGATGGAATATTTGGACAAGGACGGCAAGAAGAAGCTGTCCCCGGTCAATCTCGTGAACGAGGAGGGCTCTTGGGGAGACTGGTCGAAGACGTTATCGGCTCAGTTCCTCTCGAAACAAAACCTCTCCTTCGCTAAACAGCAGCTGGATATTTCAACCGACCAGAAGAAAAAGATGTTCGAGGATATTATGTCCTTGACAAATCCCGTTCTTCGTAAGAAGGCCCTCCAGGAGTTCGCGGACTCGTGCGATACGACTGCGACAAACCTTAAAGCTGCTGCTGTCCCCGGTCAGGCCTTCCAGGTTATTTTGCCTGTGCCGAAGTTGAAGCCCACAGAAGTGTACGCGCCCAACTTCAAGAATGGCTCGACCGTAGCTCTCGTGCGTTATCCACACGGTGGGACATTCGAGATTCCCATATTGACCGTAAATAATGGTCATAAGGAGTCTAGGCGCACTATTGGTGAAATGGCGGCCGATGCTATCGGAATCCACCCAAAGGTCGCTCAGCGGCTTTCTGGGGCTGATTTCGACGGTGATACGGTCATGGTTATTCCCGTGACTCCAAAGTCTCGTATTCGATCCACCTCTCCGTTGAAGGGGCTCGAAGGTTTCGACCCGTCCGCCGCGTATCCAGGATATCCTGGAATGAAGGTCATGGCAGAGGCCACGAAACAACGAGAGATGGGCAAGATCTCGAATCTTATCACGGACATGACCATTAAGGGAGCCACGGATGCCGAGCTCGCAAGGGCCGTTCGTCACTCCATGGTGGTTATCGACGCGGTCAAGCACAAGCTTGATTTTAAGACTTCCGAGATCGATAATGATATTTCTGGACTCAAGAAGAAATATCAGGGAGATGACAGTGTCGCGACTCTTATTTCTCGTTCGAATGCGGACGTCCGCATTCCCAAGAGAAAGCTCCGCTCCGCAGCAAAGGGTGGGTCGATCGATCCCGTCACGGGTCGAAGGATATTTGAAGAGACCGGTGAGACATATTCCATTACCAAGGAGTTCAAGACCAAGGCGCCTCGCGTTGATATTATCACGCGTACTCAAAAGGTCCCGCGTATGGATCTGGTCGACGACGCCAGGAAACTTTCATCAGGCACCCCAATGGAGGAACTGTATGCCGCATATTCTAACGGCATGAAGACCCTTGCTAATAGGGCACGGCGGGAGATTCTTGACACCCCCACCCTAAAACGAGATCCGGGTGTTGCCAAGGAGTACTCGAGTGAAGTAGCATCTCTGAAAGAGAAGGTCCGTACGGCCCTCACTAATGCACCCCGGGAACGCCAGGCCCAACTGATCGCCGGGGGTGTCGTGCGGTTGAAGGTCGAAGAAAATCCAGACATGAAGAAGAAGGAACGAACCCGCATCGAAGCGCAGGCCCTCAAAGCAGCTCGCGCTCGAACAGGTGCCTCTCGCAAAGAAGTTCAATTCGACATCACCGACAACGAGTGGAAAGCCATCATGAATGGTGCGGTCAGCAACGCCATGATGGAATCCATTGCTAGGTACGCGGACCCACAGAGGTTGAACGAGCTAGCAATGCCCAAAGAAAAGCCAGTTCTTTCGACCAGCACAATTGCTCGCGCTCGTGCCATGGCTCGTAATGGCGCAACTACGTCAGAGATCGCGGAGATGCTTGGTATCTCAACAGCCTCTGTGCGAGAAGCTGTGAGAGGTTGATAGACAATGGCAACTCGTTACCTGACAACAACGGACAATCCTTATGATCCCAAGACTGAGTTCGATCTGTGGTTCGCTTTTGACACGAACAATGGTTACAACTCATGCGCCCTCCTGGATCGTGTGTGTCAAACCAGTTCGAACCTGAGTGATGCACTGATTGCTGATGATGTAAACGAAGCAATTGATTGGATCATTGCTTGGGATACAACAGGATTACGTACATTCGTCGAACGATGAATGCTTCGATGGATCGCAAGCCGGCGGATGACCGGTGCCCATCCTTCAACACCCCGGGGGCCGGTAGCGCGATTACCACCCCCACCCCAAAT